TGCACGAGAAAAACGTGCAAGAGAAAACCCACCAGAATATAAATCAATTCACCCAGATGTTCTAGCAAAAGGTGACGAACATCCTTGGAGTCACATCAATGTGAAGAAGTGGATTAAGACACAGAAAGAACTGTTGACGGTTGCAAGAAGTGATTTGCGCCGCAAGGTAAAAGGTGCAGAGGCACAAGTCTCTAGTATCTCTGGTTACATTCGTAACTTAGAACTATACTTACGTTCTGGAATCTATACAGATTTATTTTGGGGTGAACATGGACAGAACAGATGTAAGACTATTTGTCTAGTCATGGCATACAATCCAGACGGTACACCAAAAAGAAGTGTGGGGGTTTGGTATCCAGACATTCAAGAAACTTGGACAAAGGAAATGGAAAATGAATGATAATGGGCCAAAGAGTAATGTGGTACAATTTCCTTTGAGAAGTGCCCCAGATGCAAATATCAAAATTGATAATAAAGCATTAGTTATGCACGATGACTTGAAGTTTGCTGAACACCTGACTGAAGGTCTGGTAGTAAACCTCATTCACAATCTTGGTGAGAATGGTATTGATACCAAAGACGCTGAGTTCATTCGTGATATTGGGTTTACAATCGAATTAGTAAAATCAATAATCTATAGAGGTTTAGGTATGGGACATCCTATGCAACACCTTATTGGAATGTTTGTAACTACTGATGAAGATGATGAGGATGGTTTATATACTACCTTTGATATTGACTCGCTCGCAGAGTTTGTTGGTATGGATGATGAGGATTTAGATAAAGATTGCTAAAATCTCTTGACATTTGGGTAATTATAGACTAATATATAATAATATGAAATATAAGGTGAAATACTATGATATTGGTTGATATGAACCAAGTGACTATCAGTAATCTAATGATGCAGATAGGCTCTAAGCAACAGAACGAGGTTGATGAAGATTTAGTTCGTCATATGGTATTGAATTCTATTCGGATGTACCGTTCTAGATTTCAAGGTGAATATGGTGAGTTAGTACTTTGTTATGACAGCAAGAAGTATTGGAGAAGAGACTACTTCCCCAACTACAAATCCAATCGTAAGAAGGACAGGGCAAACTCTGGACTTGATTGGAATTCAATTTTTGAAACTCTAAATAACATTAGAGATGAAATTAAAACACACTTTCCATATAAAGTTCTAGAAGTAGAGGGTGCAGAGGCAGATGATTGCATTGCTGCAGTCGTACAGCACATTGCCGTAACACCTACAGAATTTGAGAAGGTGCTTATCTTGTCTGGTGATAAGGACTTCATTCAGTTGCAAAAACACAACTTTGTGAAACAATATTCGCCTGTGTTGAAGAAGTTTGTTAAGGACATTAATCCAGACATATATATTAGGGAACACGTTCTAAAAGGTGACAGAAGTGATGGAGTACCAAACTTCTTATCATCTGATGATACCTTTGTAAATGAGTTGCGGCAGAAACCTTTGACTAAAAAGAAACTTGCAGTTTGGATTGACCTTGCTCCAGAAGATTTTTGTACTGAGGAGATGCTTCGTAACTATCAACGGAACAGAACACTAATTGATTTGGAGTATATTCCAAGTGACTTGAAGGAACGGATTCTAGAAGACTATAGAAAACCACCAAAAGGTGAACGGTCAAAACTACTAAATTATTTTATTAATAAAAGATTGAAAAATCTTATGAACGACATTGGAGACTTTTAATATGGTTCAAAATACATACACGCCACTTTTATCTGAAGTATTGGATAAGGTGCATAAAGCAAAAACTAAAGACAAGAAGGTTGCTATCTTACAAGAGTTTGATACTGAACCTTTGAGGATGGTTATCAAATCATCATTCGACCCTAACATCGAATGGGAGATGCCATCAGGTGCAGTACCATATCAAGCAAATGAAGCACCGATTGGTACTGAACATAATGTGATGCGAAGAGAGTGTAAGAAACTCTATCGTTTTATTAAAGGTGGTGACCCAGCGTTACCTCGTGCAAAGAAAGAGACTCTGTTTATTCAGATGCTCGAAGGACTTCATAAATCTGAAGCAGAAATGGTTGTCAACGCAAAAGACAAGAAACTGCATCAGGTATATAAAGGACTGTCTGCGGCAGTCGTAAAAGAAGCGTTCAATTGGAACGATGATTTCATAAGGAATAACTAAATGAAAGAAAACTATCAACACTGTTTGGAGATGATTCTCCATCACGAAGGTGGTTATGTAAACCATCCTAAAGACCCTGGCGGCGAGACAAACCTCGGCGTCACGAAAAGAGTTTATGAAGACTTTGGTGGTGAGAAGGATATGAAAGACCTTTTGGTTGAGGACGTTGCGCCTATCTATGAAAAGAACTATTGGGGCAGAATGAAATGTGATGACATTCCATCTGGACTGGACTTATGTGTTTTTGACTTTGGCGTCAATGCAGGCACAGGACGAAGTGCAAAATATCTACAGAGAATGATTGGTTCAACACCTGATGGTGGTATCGGCCCGAACACTCTTAAAGCACTTGCTGCCTTTGTAGAGAATGAAGGATTGGAATATGCAATCGAAACCTTTCAATCAAACCGTCAAGAGTATTATGAAAAACTAAAAACATTTGAAACCTTTGGTAGAGGTTGGACACGAAGAGTTCAAGAAACTACAAAAGAAGCTTTGGAAATGTCTTGACAAATCAATACCTTTAGGGTATTATAAGAATAATGGTGGTGGGGAAACCTCTCTCTCTCTCAAATCTCTCTCAAGATTCCCTGCCACCATTAACTAGGCGGATGTAGTATAAAAGTATTACAATCGGTTTCCAACCAATAGAAGATGGTGCATTACCATCCATCCGCTCCAATTAATTTATAAACCCTTGAATTTCAAGGGTTTTTTTTTGTCTTTTTCTCTTGACATTTGTTATTATAACAGGTATAATGGCCACATAAGATAGAGAAAGAAGGTTAAATATGAATTTAGTAGAAGTCACTGGTGGTAAGAAATACCAAAGAGATATTGCTCAGAAGGTAGTTTATGCTATGATAGATACTTTGATGCCTCGTATGAGAACATTAGATATTGAAGTGAAGATTCGTAAAATCTCTGGTGATGCAGTTGGTTACTGTATGCAAGAAGATACTAATCGTATGTTTACTATTGATGTCCAGAAGGATTTATCCCTGAGAGATTTCATTACTACAATCTGCCATGAGATGGTACACGTTAAACAGTATGCTCGTAATGAGATGGACTGTTACGGTAGGAAATGGAAAACAAAAGTAATATCTGATAAGGTTGGATACTACGATTTACCTTGGGAAAAGGAAGCATATAGGTTGCAAGACAAACTTGCTCAAGAGGTTTGGGATGCAGATATTTTATAAAAAAAGTGAAAAAAAAGTGAAAAAGTACTTGACATTTGTTATAAAAACAAGTATACTGTAAGTATAGAGTGAAAAGAGAGGTTTTATTATGAAGTTTGAAAAATGGTTAGATACGTTGGTTAGTGAAAAAGGTCTGGATTTAGACCACACATTTGAGTACAACGGCCCAGTCTACGGTATGAATATGATTCCCTTGGAATCAGTGATTGAACAAATTAAGGCGTTCCATCCTCAAACCCAAAAGATGACAAAAAATAGATTGGTTGAGATTGATTTCAAGAACGGTGATGTAATGCATTTCTTTGGTTACATTGCACAAAAAATGGCGATATAGGAGAATATATTATGGAACAAGTTGCAGTTATACACACAGCATTTGAGGACACACCGTCTACAGTTGCTTTCGTGGATGTACCAGAAGGTACATTGTCAGAGAAACTTGAGTACGCTTATAGGTGGACTCAGAACATCTTTGATAGTTGGTCACTAAAGATGCCAGAAGATGGTAACGATGCAGTTACCGTTATGGGTGATATCTCTAGTGGTATGGGTTTAAGGTCTACTTCAGTGGGTGACCAGATTTTGGTTGGTACTGAAAAGTATGTAGTCGCTGGATTTGGATTTGAAACATTAGATGGAAAGGAAGTAAAATAATGAGTAAAGTGAAAAGTTTATTGATGGATGTAGAAGAATTTGTTTATGACTTCTACACCCCAGAAGGTGAAATGACTGAATCACCAAAGGTAATTATTGAAAAGGCAATCGAGAAGTTTGGTTGGTCATTTGGTAGTTATGCAAGTGAGGTTATCGAAGAGGCCCAAGGAGAAATGGGTGCCTCTTGGGATTGGGAAAAATCTGTTTCTCAGAACTTAGTTGGTTTTGAGATGACGGATGGTAAGATATTTTAGTATAATGTTAATTATAACACTGTTCAGTGGATGCAGTGCGATTGAAACATCTACACAAATATATCAACTGTGTAAGTATCAAGATAAATGCCCAGTTGAAGTTTTAGGAGATTGGTTAAATGGTCAGTAAATTTGTTTTAGGAACAGCAGTAATTGGAGTTGCTTTGTCTGGTTGTAATTATGCAGTAGCAAGTGATTGTGATTATACAAAGAAAGTGAACACTCAGTGGACACAAGAAATTCAGAAAACTGAGAACATTAATCGTGATGTCTTTCCTTATGTAGAAGACACTCGTAAGTGTGTTATGACTATGGATGTGACCGTTGACGGTTCTATATACCCTGCTGAGGGGACTTATGTATTTGGGCCTGATATGACTGAGAACACTGCTTGTGAAAACGCCACAATCAATGCTAAGAAGTCCATTATTAGTCAAGTATCACCAGAGGTTCTATCTGCAAATACTGATATGGTATGTAAGTCTGATGATGTGGTAGTCACTCAAAATGATGCGCCTGTAGTACAATCAGCACCAACGGAAATTGTAGTTGCTCAGAATACTTTACCTTCTAACGGTGAGTGGGTTGATGTTGGTAACGGTGTAACCGAAAGAATTATTTCTTCAAAAACTATTGACACTTACCCATCTGATGTGGTATATTCTAATAACAATAGTAATTGGGGTGGCAGTATAGTGACTGGAACTAGTAACGTAATCGGTGGAATATTTAATACAATCGGTGGTGTAGTTGTTACAGTAAAAACAAGAGAACGTGGTTCTTGTTATGCCAATTGGAAAACTGGTGGAAGAGACTGTTACTAATGGTTAAATTTATCGTAGGGATTGTGAGTGGTATTGTTCTAATAACATACTACCCACAAATAGGGTCAGTACTAGCAGATGTATTCGTAGATACTGGCATTCGTGATGACTTAGTGAACTTGTTGAAAGGGGTTTAATAATGTATAAAGAAGTCGCAATAATAGGAACTTGTCTTGCACTTGGTGCTTGTAGTTCTAAC